CTCATACCAAGTGTCATACAGTTTGGGATAAGAGACAGGGTCCAGGCATCCATTATTATTGATAAAAGAGCACACCCATATTATTAATACATATTTCATCTTGACACCTTTTTAGTATTTATGTATATTATCCTACATTATACACAGGAGATTTATGACAGATATAACTAAATATAAAAACGTAACACTAACTAAAGAAACATATAGCCACATTCAAACGCTCAGTAAAGAAGTATTTGATATTCCCATCAGTTTATCAAAAACCATTCAGTACTTAGCCGAAAAAGAAATAGAAAGAAAAAAGAAACAAAAAATAAATGGGAAGAGCCGCAAATAGTTTTACAACCTGGGTAGGTCACGCCGAAGAAACACTTAGTGATGATAGAGTCACTCTGCCAGAAAAAGATCTTTGGGTTGCAGTGCTTTGCCGAGCGGTGTTGGATGCCTGTAAAGGTCCTCCTGATTTGGATATGACCAGACCGGCAAACATTACCCATAAAAATCATTACCATTATGACCGTGATCAAGCGCGTCATTTTTTTACAGAGGGAGGCTCTCACTTCAGACTTATTTGTGAAATGGCAGGACGCAATCCTGAATATATCCAAGGGAAAATACGAAAAGTAATTTTAAGAAAAAATGGTTGGAATGTAGATGTTCCTGTCTATGCTCATTATCGACAAGGTTCTAAACAGAGAAGAAAAAGAGGACCAAAGAAACATTTAACTGGCAATGCATACTATGCAGCGAAAGCAGGAAAAGAAATGAAAGCAAAAAATATTTACTACCAAGGCATCGGTAAAAAAGGTGGTAGACCAAGGATTTATAATGTCGTATAAAGCAATCTGTGATAACTGCAGTGGAAATGGATACATTAATATCACCAACACTAAAGGGGTAACTGAACCGAAGCAATGTTGGATATGTCATTCTCAAGGAGAAATAAAATATGAAGAAGATTTTATTAATAAGCTTATTAACGCTCACCACCGGCTGCAGTGAGTTTGCGCTACTGATGAGCGGGAGTTCTGTGGCCATTAGCCAGAATACTTACGCCAAAATGTATAATGGTATGGATGTGTTATCCATTATGAGTACAGAAAAAAGTATAAAGAAACATGCATATGAAAAAGGAAAGAAATATATTGTTGATTGGACAAAAGCTAAAGCTTTGGGCATCACAACTCAACATTAAAGATTCAATTTTAAATTGGATTGAGAAAACTTCAGGGCGAATCCATAACTGGGCCTGGGACAAACGTTGGAAAGAACGAGATACAGAAGAATGGATAAAAGGATATAAAGAATGGAAAAAAAATTAATATATAAACCTCTTCCCAATTCCCTAACGATTAAACAATCTGGAATTAATGGACTTGGATTGTTTGCCAAAGAAGGCATTGGCCAAGGGACCAACCTAGGGATGAGCCATCTTGAAATTGGAGAAAAAGTGATTCGCACACCACTTGGAGGATTTATTAATCATGCTGATAATGACAATTGTGTGAAGGTTGAACTACCCATGACGAATGAGAAATTTAACTACAAGAAATGGAATCTAGTAACCCTAAGAAATATTAAAGAAGGAGAAGAATTAACGTTACGCTATACATTCTACAAGGTATGAAAATAAAAAAGGAAAATTTAGTGACGCCTAAAGAATCTACAACTATTAAAGAGCTTCATGAAGAATGGGCTGTAAAAAACGGATACCAAGAAAATGACATACTTAATTCTAAAAATTCTATTGTCTTTAAAGATGGCGCCGAAAGATAAAGATCTTCAAACACTTTATAATCGTGTCTTTACCGACGCGATGAAGTACACCGATCAATTTAATATTCAAATGGTAGCAGCAACCTATATTGCCATCGCCATGCGTTTATACAAAACAACATTGAGTGCTGAGGAATATGAAATGATGGTCTCAACCATTATGGAAAGTGAAGTCAAACCCTACATTAAAGATAAGGAGACAATGCATTAATATGCATAAATTTTTTATTATTGTTTTTGCTTCGTTAGGACTCATGAGTCTGTTGGCTATTTATATGCTGGTGGTGGTTCTATGAGATACGAATACACAGTAACGAAAGAAGGTGGCGAAGCGGAAATGATGAAGGCGATGAGCTGGAAGAAACTATTTAAAAGTCTGCTGCTCAAGTACCCAAAGTTTAGTGGCTGGTGTACGTACATGAATAAAAAAGGACACATGCAAGTAAGAAATTTTAACAATGGGAAAGAAATAAAAAAGTTATGAAAATCTTAATGATTCTAGGAACCGGTGCGATCCTTACTTTTCCAACTATCGATCCAGATTTCGAAGACGTTAAACCCGACTGTTTTAGTCAGGGTTACGCGATTTTACAAAAACTGGCTGTCTATCATGGACCTGAGGAAAAAGGTGAAGATCAAGGATGGGTTTTGAATGATTCTAATTTGCAAGTAGGAGGATGGTATTGTCAATAGAAAGGAAAAAAATGACAGAAAAACACACGATAAGTTATTATTCCAAGTCGGATGGTAAAAGGCTCAAGCGGCCTTACGATTCGAACTCGGATATGCAGTACGAGTTCACGGCAAAGAGCACAGGGAACTTGTGCAAGAGGTATTGGGATGTTTCTAAGAACGGCTGGCGTACAGCGAAAAGCCGATGGAAGATCTCGCCGGTGAAAAAGAAATAATGGTCTGGAAAAAAAATGCCGAGGGTAAAAGCCAATATTATTATAAACCCACTAAGACTAAATCGAAAACAATTCAAAAGAGTTGGTTAAAAGAACATAAATATAAAAAAGAGGAATTTCCTCCAGAATTTTTTGAGAATGTAGAAGAAAAGCTAACTTCCCTAAGACGAGGCTATTGGGCCTATGCGATCGATGGAGATGGTTGCATTAATAGACACATTAAAAGAATAAGAGTAATAATGTCTTTAAAAGACAGGGAGCCTATTCAACAATTAGCTGATATTTATGGAACCAGTATTTACTTTACAGAATATCCAGAAGAAAATTGGGAGCCTACATATAAGACTCAGCTTCATGGTAAACGAGCTCTTCATTTTTTACGTCTTATTTGTCCCTACATGACCGAAAAAAGAAAGAAAGCGACTGAATGCATTAATATTTCTGATCCTAATTACCATCCCCCTAAAATATCCATGAATTTTAGACAAAATCCTAACCTAATCGATCCTCATATAGGAATGGTTGTAGGATTTTTTGAGACTGAAGGGTCTGTTGGAATAAAAGCTAGGGAGCAAAAACGCATAACAAAAAATTTTGGAGAAAGAGTTTACACGTCTCTGTATCACTGGATAGATTTTTCTAATACAGATACACGTCCTTTGCGAAAAATAAAAAAGATTCTAGAGACGTCGCCTTTTAATTTTAACTCTGTACTCCGCGTAAAAAGAAAAGGGATTCTTAAAAAGAACGGAGAGGAAGGTAAGATTTTATATGCATTAACAATTTCACCACCTCAACACTTACTATTCATGAAAATTTTTTCTCCTTGGATACTCATAACTCGCAAAAGAGATTATGCGGATAAATTCGAACGTAAAAAACAAATAGACGAAATATGCAAAAAATGATCTGGAATAAACAATTCAAATATCCTAATTCTCAACGCAGTATCAAGGGAGAGTACAACATCAGCAAGACGCTGTTGCCGAGTGTGACGACGGTCCTGAACGCAACGCAACCTGAATCTAAACGCAAGTCCCTAGACAAATGGGCTCGACGCGTGGGAGAATCGGAGGCGACCAGGATCAAGGAGCAAGCAGGCAAGCGTGGAACCGCTATGCATTTTTATTTACAAAAGTACATCGATCCAGACTGTAAGGGTTATATGGATATGACTCAGGTGGGACAAGTGGCTGAACCGATGGCGAAGAAGATTATTGAAAAAGGAATGGAAGACCTAACCGAAGTGTGGGGATCAGAAGTAACGGTTTACTATCCCGGTCTCTATGCCGGAGCAACGGACTTGGCAGGAATCTATGATTACTCGGAAAGTATTGTCGACTTTAAACAGTCAAATAAACCCAAGCAACGCGAGTGGATTGACGACTATTTCATGCAACTCGGGGCCTATGCCATGGCGCATAACACTGTCTATGGAACCAAGATTGATCAGGGTGTGATTTTGATGTGCACGCCAGATTGTTATTTCCAGAAGTTTGTCATTCGTGGCAAGGAATTTGTTAAACATCAACACAACTTTTTAAGAAGGTTAGATGAATATTATAAAATTGAGAAATAGGGCCCGCACATTGGAGGGTTAAATGGAATCCTTAAGCTGGCTTAGTCGCGGATCACCCTTTATTGTTCTAAACTAAGTTGGCACCCATGAAAGGAGATAAAATGGAAAAAAACATCGTTGAACGATTCATAACATGGCGAATTAATGGCATGATTGTGGCAGAAAAAAGGCTCAAGGTTCTTTTGAAGGCTGACACGAAGAAAGGAGCAAGCGACAAGGAGCTTGATGGACTGTATAAAATGCTTTCATCAGGGCTCAAGGCCATTTCTGACATGCAAAATGAAATTATCACGCTACAGTTGATAGATGAAGAAAATCAAAAGTGAGGTTTTATGCGGGTCATCACGTAGATCACGTATATAGAGGCTCCCAGATATTGCATTATATGTGAAAACGATTCTTTTTTACACGTGATCTTCGTGATGTTCCTAGAAGTTAGACAGGTTACCAAAATACATACAATTCTTATATCACGTGGGTGTGATCTAATAATATCCTATAGATTGAATAGGGGCATACGCGTACGGGTGGTTTTAAAATACTGGAAAAAGTCTAGAAGGTTCTATAGGGGTATTGTATGGTAGGTCGTAATAGAAATTTTATTGGTCATTCAGAGTGGATGAATGAGTTTAATAAGATTCACAACCCGAACTACTACTATGACAAGAAAACCCAAAAGAAGAAAACCGAGAAGAAAAAAACAGGTCGTGGACGCTACACAGCCAGACACAATCCCGTTTTCAAAATATCGGATTGAGTGGTGTGATATCCTTTCAGATTCAGGATGGGCTACCGATAAAGAATTCCATCGAATGAAATTAGCCTTCCCTGTTAATGAAGGTTGGTTATTCTCTAAAGATAAACATCACGTTAAAGTATTTGCTTCCTATGACAAAGATGTGGACACAAATGAGATTACGTTCGGGGATAGAACAATGATACCTTGGTCGTGTGTTAAGAAGATGACTAGGTTGGATTAATGGATGAAGCGGAGTTTGGTGTTGACGATATTAGTGAAGAAGAGTACAACAAACTAAAGGAGAAAAATAATATGACAAAGAAAAAGAAAAAGAAAATAGTTAAGAAGAAAAAGAAAAAAACTAAAAAGAAAAGGAAATAGTATGAGTAAAGCTGTTAAAAAGTTAAGAAAGCTTAAAGATCAATTAGATAAGATTGAAGAAAAAGAAGATGATATTTTATCTCAGATTGATGAAGCTATTGACGAATTAGAAGAATCTAACGACGACTAAGATGTGGAATCCGAATCGGATTGTTCTTTATTCTTTGATGGCAATTCTAGTGGTTGTTTCAATTCATCTGTATTTGTTACATCTATAACATCTTCGGGTGTTATATTAATAATTTTACGATTGCTTTTTAACAGCTCAGCAATTTCTTTATTCATTTCCTGTTCATCTTTATCATCATCTAATTTTCCATGTAGAATATGTTTTTGTTCTACATAAAGACCTCCTGCTTTTCCACGCATATGTTCAGCATTAGCTGCTGCTGAGAAGGATCTATGTTTGAGTGCCTGGTCCCTAATTTTAGCAAGCTCTGTCACATGTCTGCCATAATTCACTTTGAAACGAGTGCGTTGTTCTTCCCGGAGGTCACCAATATATTTAACTACTAGGGGACATTGTTCTGGATTTTGTAATTCAGAGGCTTCTTGTCGTGCACGATTTTCACTATAGCCTGCTTCAATAGCACATTCATAGCCGAACTTACGCCCTTCATGCAGAACCAATAATTCTGCAAATCTTCGCTGCATATCTGTTAATCTTTTAGGAACTCCCATAGTTGACAATTTAAGGTAACAATTGTAAAAAGTCAATGTGGATAAAGACAAATATATATGGAAACAACGGAATGAAATACTACACAAAAAGGTGAATAGACAGATGACAGAAATAAAAGACTTACATAAAAAGAGCGAAACTATTTTTGATTTGGCTCGTAAATTTCCTAATAAAACGTATGTAGAATTAGAAAAGTACAGAGATGCAGATAGAAATGAAGAAGCGCACAGTATTCCTTTGACTGAATCTCAAAAGCAACAAGAAAAGTTAGAACCTATTCCCTTAACGGATGCTCAAAAGAATTTAGTTTCTGAGGTAGAGACTGCAATTAAAATGGAGAAAGGTGCTTGTATCACAGCTGAAATAAAAAAGGATAAAGCTAGTCAGCTACAAAATGAGTTGGACAGAACTAAAAAAGAGAATAATGATTTGTTTATTAGGATTGCTGAGGCTACAGAGGTAGAAGAGTCTCATCGTAAAATGAATGGTAAACTTCAGGAGAGACTGACCGAAGTGGAAGAGGATAATAAAAGATTATCTAATCAGATTACAGATCAAGTCGACCGAGCTCGTAAGGCAGGTTTGTAATGCTGAAGGGAAGAGATCTTATTATGATCTTTGACCGATTTGTTGGTCCAAAGAGAGGGAGTGGAGTCGCCCAGGATGCGCGTGTACAAGTTCGTACACCCGATGGTAGACATTATGATTTAAAAGGTGTAGACCTTGTTGAGAATAAAATTTTAGGTTCCCGCGAAACTCATCGAATTGTTATTTCTACCCACGAGGAAGTGGCTCCAATGGGCAAACCTGACTTGATTATATAATACGTCTGTTACCTTAAAAATATTATGGGACCAGAAAGAAAATTATGGCATGAGCTTAAAAGAAATACACCACAAATTAGATGGACAAGGATTGAAAATACTAGCTTACTTGGTACTCCTGATCTATTGGGCTACAATACTTCTGGCAGGTTTTTCACTGTTGAACTGAAGGTTACAAAAAGTAACAAAATTAAATTTTCTCCTCATCAAATTGCATTCCATATCACACATCCAAAGAACTCTTACATCTTAGTCAAGTCGCTTGACCAGAGCGACCTAAAACTTTTTCCAGGAACAAAGATCCAGCAGCTTGTAGCTTGCGGCTTTAGACTTGAAGCTTGTAGCTTGGGACTTAAATCAGTAATTGAGACGCTTGAGACTTGCGGCTTGTAGCTTGAGGCTTGCTGCTTGCGGCTTGAATCGAGTAACCGGGCTGTCCAGGCTTAGTGTTTGGGGTATGAGACATTGTCTACCTCACGGTTCCAACAGTTCCGGCAGCTCTTGCACTCGTTGCCCTGCTTTGAAGCGGGACATGTGAAGCTGCCAGTTGAAACTGTCGACGTCCAAGGCCAAAATTTGACTGGCGCCTGGTCGATTCGATGCGAGGACATACGAATAATTAAATTTTTAGGAATGCTATCAGTACTTAATGGCAAAAATTTGGCTTCTCGCGTTGGTAGCCAGTGACTGGTCTCCGGCGTCGCTTCGCATACTTCAAAAATTCGTTTTAGGTGCCATGAGCTCTGCAGGTCCCCTGAGTCGTGCCAGCGGAAGTGCGGCTCGCCTTTAATAAGCACAGTCATGGCCAGGACCCATTGCGGATGCTGAAGGCTTTCCATTCTCCGGGCTAGCGCGAGTCTAACATTCTTAAAATTGTATCGTCCTTTTAAAGCATAACAGCCAGCGCATACGCTGCCAGGGATCTGGACTAGCTTGGCCCCTGTAATGCAGGCCTGAGCTGGCAGGTTGTACGCTGGCCCGGGCATTTTGGATGGCTTCGACAGCCCTCCGGTTATTTCTTTCGCTTCTTTCTTTAACATGTAATTTTATATCAAATGAATCTGGCCATATTATGGCGTTTGTGGCTTGTAGCTTGCCGCTTGTGCCGGGGCTCCGTCAGGCTTGGAGCTTGCAGCTTTTGGCCATTAATAAAAATCTTGGGACCAAACTTAGTCCAGGCGTTACTCATGATCTTGAGCTCCAGGCCAATGGTCTGCAGCTGGCCCGGGCTCGCGTGTGATACGTCTATTTTGAATTGTTTCATTAGTGTTTTTTCTTAATCTTCAGACCTTGTTGTACAACAAACCAAAGCGCTCTGAAGTA